CGGAGATAATGTACAGAATATTAAATTAGTCTGACCATCCACGTATCTATATCTAACAGATTTAGCCGTAGTATTAACCAAATTTTCAACAACCGCTTCGCAGTAAAAATTAGACGTAATCAATCTGAAAAAATTAGGAATTTTACTTCCATCAGAATTAAGATATTCTACTCTAAAACCAACTAACCCTTGGGGTACAAATTTATTTCTTGATTCTGTTGGTACATTACTAATATCAATAATAATACCCTTAACATTTGGTAATGCCGATAAAACACCACAATCTGTTATGCTAGTTCTGATCGCCAAAGGTCTAACCAATAATGTGTATATTCCCAAATTTGTAAATTCCGATGCCGGAAGTCTTAAATTATATAACCCACCCAATAATTCGTTGGTATTACCTCCTGTTGAAGTATTATTAAAATAGGGTCTTAGTATTGACGCAGCATCCAATTTTTTCAAAGTAAAATTGTCAGTAGCATCTCTACTAGGTGTATAATTAAGAATGATCTCAACATCTTCAGGACTTACATCCGCAGGTCTTAAGGTTCCGTATGTTCCTGTTGCCATTTTTTATTTCTTTATATTCATAAATAGTTTATTATACGTTTTCAACATTGAAAAACTTATATCCATAATTTTCTAATGATCCTACACTATTAACTTCACCCAATCTTTCAATCCTCTCAAGTGCTGAATTTTTACCACGATCAATAAAAACATCACTATAAGCTGTTGGTTCTCCGTTAATACCAATTAAAAACTCTTCTTTTATTAGTGGTTCTGAAACCATAAAATCTGAAGTCAATCCACTACTTTGGATAAAGTAGTTAGTCTCACCATCAGAAAAATCAACATAATTTGTATTTTGTATAGTGTAAGCGGTGTAAGTATCTGTTATTTCTGTAACAACACCAAACACATCCCCATTCTTAATCACCGGAACACCAATCAAATACTTACTTGTTCCATATCTTTCCAATTCCAAAAGATTACTAAAACAAGTTCCTGATACCGAAAATGGTGTTGGTGTATAAGTTGATGATACTTGTTCTGAAACTAAATTATTACTATCACCTGTGAAAATATAATCATAAGAAACAGGTGTTGCACTCCAAGATCCAATATTTGATGTAAACACCACCTCACCATTTGGATCAGTATTCCAATTACTAATAAATGGTAATGTTATTTTTTTAGTATTCACTGTCGTTCCAAAAGGTCCTGTATTTCTGATGGTTACCGAATATTGTACATCAGCAGTTGGGTAGGTGTGACTAACATAGTTAGGTGCTAATTCAGTAATTGTTTGTACCTCTGATCCATCCCCCCAATCAATAATAAATGTTGTTTCCTGTAAATAAGAAACATATTCAGTGTCAGATGTATTATACACATATAACGTATATGGTGAACCTGTTGTTGCACTATATAGAAAGTTATTTGTAATATTGATTTGTGATAACTCACCATCAAATGTTGAAAAATACCCTAAATCATTAACATCCTGAGTTAATAAAATCGGTAGAGTTAGTCCTGTAAATAAACTTGTGTTTCCTGTACCTCCTGACAACATTTGTGTCATAGAGGAATAAACACCAACATTAGTTCCACTATAATCAATAGTATGAACTAAGGTACTTAAAACCAATGGTGAAATTTGATAATCGTAAGTTTGTATCATGGGTTCACATATTCATACCATTTTATCGGTGATCCACTATATCCTGTCCTTACATCACCGGGGTAAGTACTGATTGTATATGTTTGAGATGAATAACTTAAATTAACTTTATAATAAAAATAATCACTATTGTTAAAACTAAAATTATTACCAATCAAACATTGTGGGGTGTTTGTCATTCTAATGAATTGACCGAATCTACCATCAAAAAATTTGGCAGACATATAAAAAGTATCAATATTTAAGAAGTCCCTTTTCTTTAACCAATAGATAAAAAACCCTTCTTGATCACCGACATAATCTAAAGTAAAATTAGGTGTCTTAATGTTTTGTGAGAAGGTGCTTGACGTGTATGCGGTTATACTTCCTTGACTTGTCGGAAGGATTATGGTTAAATATAATGTTTGATTATTTGAGTCTGGTGTATCATACATATCCAATTTGAAAAAACTATTCTCAAATGGTTTTTCAAAATAATAAACTTGTTTTGGTGTAAACTTTTGTAAGTATGAATTATTCCACAACGTTGTAGAAGTGACAGTTGTTGATGTTACTGATACACCCAGATCGGTATTGTAAAAATAAAAACCATAGTTAATATCCGTTTGTTCCTCATACTCTGAATGTTCAAAACGAGTAACCTCAAAATCATCATTAGTAGGTATAATCTCATCTAAAACCTGAGCTTCAAATTGGGCATATCCCTGTTCAATACCACCCCAATCCCAATCATCGGACAATGGTATAACAATGTTTTGATCAATATTTGTTTTTATATATTCTAAATTATTCACAATTATCAGATGTTGGTTGTTGGATTATTGTTGTCATTGTATTATAATTACCACCTTCAGGTGTTAATCTAAAAATTATATTAGAATATGGGTAATGTGCAAAGTTTGTATATGGATAATCAACCCCAACACCATTTGAATCAATATACCCGTAAGTATATAAATCCCTCCATCTCCATTGTTGGTCTTTTTCAGAAAAATATGAATAGTCGGGTTGTCCCGCTGTTAGTTTATCACCTGTTTCAATATCACTAGAATACGCTCTGATCGTCATAGGTGTATGTACCTTATAATAATACCCTCTTGGTTTTGTGGTGTTATCAACTTCAGAATCAAAAACATTTTCATTAAATAATATTTTGTGATAATAGTTTGACACTACTCTTTCAGTCTGATTATATTTTGAATATTCACAAATATCACCATAAACAGTATCACCCGAACTTAGATAAGTGTTATAATAAAAAGTGTAAGTGTTAGTACCATCAACTTTCGTATATGAAGATAACGGAATTGTCTCAACACATTTATTATTAAGTTTATCCCACCAGTTATTAACACCACTTCCTGAATTTATATTATAATCCCAACCCCTCATCAAACCATAATTAGCATTAAACGGGTTATTGAAAATTCCACTATATCCCCTAAAAATTGATGTTAAATGTAATTCAGATATAGGTAATTTATTATTATCTATTAAACCATTTATATCTAAATCGTCTTTTGGTGTAACAGTGTAACTATTTGTAAAGTTTTTTACCGCAATTCTTGCAACACCATTTGGTGTTAGTGTTGTTGAAAAATATTTTGACTTCTTATTAAATGACGATTCTTCAAATCCCGCTTTCGTTACCGTTAATTGATCAGGTGTTAATATTATTTTGTTTTTTCTAATGTAGTATGTTGAGATCGTTTCACCACTATTGTTAGGATCCATAACTTTCTTAAACGTTCCTATAACCCCATTACTAAAAGTGTTACCTGTATATCCAACATCTATAATGTTAAACATATATTCATCACTATTCACAGTACCGTCACCTAATGATGCCACTTGGAATAATCTCTTACCATTATACCCTATAGATAGATAAACAAAGTCGTTAGTATTTAACCCATGTTTTAATGGTGTAAAGAATTGAATGTATTTTAATCCATTAAAATTATAGTTTTTAATGTTAAATGGTAATCCATCCGAGATATTCCAACCAATCTCAGTATCACCTGAGTAATACACCAAATCTTCATTTATTACTGAACTATTTGGATATGAAATGTAGAACGACCAGTTGTACTGTGACGCTTGTTTTGGTTTGTAGTTGATGTGAGTATTATTTGTATCATACCTGATAATATCAAACTCATAATGTTGTGGATACCCACTCCATAAATTGTTTACCAATGAAATTTCAGGGTCGACATAATATAAATTATTCTTAAAATACGAATATAAACCTAATCCAACAATGTTATTTTCATATATGTAAGATAGTTTAAATGTGGGTCTGAAAACAGTTCCTTTTTGTCTTTCAGTATCGGCAAGTGTTGCCAAATTGATATCAACAATTCTATCCCCCTCATTTAGTTCTCTAAAACTTTGGTTGAACTCATTAGGTACGGTGTAATCATTGTTAGGGGCCCCCTTAAACCTTTGTTCAGATTGTAATATGTTAATACTTCTCATTATAATTCTTCAACCGGTTTTATATATTTTGTGATGAATCTGTCCATAGCACTCTTACCTCGTTTTAATCCAAAATAAAAATAGAATGGTGATCCTTGCAAAATTTTATCATTATTCATATTATAAATAATAGGATCATAACCTCCTTGATTATTTAATTTGAAAATATATCCAAGATTTGTTAGTGGGTTGTCAGGGTTTGGTTGGAAGTATGGTGTTTGCATCCTATCCAATTCTTGGTAATTAGTACCACTAAGTGGAATATTTTGAGTTGTTGCGGGTTCCCAATTATTATTTTCTAATCCAAAAATTAAATTATTAGAAACACCAGTATCGGTATTATCATTATAAATTTTCCAATAATAATATGGTACTTTTTGAGAATATGTGGGAACACTATCAGATACAATTCTACTACTATCTTGTAATCTAACAACTCTTCTCGGACTAATTAGATCGCGTAAAACTGTGTTACCTGTATAGAATACACCCATCACGTTTTCATCCAAATAGATAGGATTTGATGTTGTTCCTGTAACACTGTAGTTATCAAAATCAAAACCATTTACACCAAACATTGAATTTATCTGTAACATTTGTGCAAAATCACCATCAACTCTATCACCCTCTCTTGAGAAGAACGCTTGTATGTTACCTCTACTCCAAAAGTTTTTATTTATCAATCTTGATATTAAAAATAACGATAATAAATCTGAAGTATCTGAGAACGATGTTACCGGTAATTGATCCATAACATATCCTTCATAATCCAAATTCAATACAACTTCTTTAATCCAACTTTCTCTCGGACCTAAATCCATAATGGTTGTTGGAAACAAGTAGTCAGCACGATTACCAACCGTTTGTGATTGATATTCTACCGGTGATGATGGACTATAATTCCAAGCCGTTTGGTGTTGTGTTTTCCCAATAAACAAGTTAGTAGTATCATTATACGGTGCCGATCTATAATAATAAGTGTTTGTTGCTTCGTGTAAGACAACAAGATCCTTACAATACCTTGAAAATGGATTATTGTTTGAATCAAAGAATCTATCATTCTGTATAGTAAACGCAAATAGATTACCATTTACCCAACTATTGGTAAATGTGTGACCGAACACTCCTCTACACGACGCAAAAGTTATTCTGAATCTTGATAACCAATCACCAACTAACTTAAAGTCGTTGTTTCTACCAACCAAAGATCTAAATGGTGGATTAACTAACTTAAAACAACCATTATCTAATACTTCACGATCAGCAGCGTTTGTATAACAATCGTTAGGTTGTGGATAAACACCAAAATTAAACCCGGTTCCGCTATAACATTCAAAATTTGTCATTGTGGAACAAGCAAAAGCGTTTACCACCGCATTTTGTAATGTGTTACCACTAAAGTCTGCCGCCGCATTAGTTTCATCTTGTCCTGCGGTTGTTAAACTAGTTTGAATCGCAATACCATTATCTGAAAATACTGAAATATTAAAAGATCTACTTTGATGTAATACAAAACTATTATTATTATATCTTTCTTCAGTTGAAGAGGTCGGTAATCTGTCAGTTCTAATCACAATCCTTGATAAATCATTAACTAATGTTCCAAAATTCAAAGAATTTGCCTCTATTAAGTATGAATACCCGTATGAATAATATCTTGGTTTGTCAAAATTATCAATAAACATAAATGAAGCACCTTCAACATATTCACCAGGATAATATGGACGACCTCTAACCACACCAAATGGTGTGTCAGGATTTCCCGATACAAATTTGTTGTTTATATTATAAACACCCATATATCGGTTAATAAGGATCACCTCACCATTTACCGTTAAATCAAACGCCGATTTGTCACCAACAATACTATTATTAGGAAAGTTATTAGTAGTCACACTACTATCCATAGCACTATAATATTTCAAATTATCAGTGTTATATATTTGAAAATCATTTCCTACCTGAATACTATAACTCGGATAGAATAAATATTTACCCTCACTACCTGTTCCGTTTGATGTTACGTTTTGGTGTCTCGGTAAAACCAAGTTATGATTTGAATTTACTGTAAATTCACTATTTCTTATAGGTATATTTAATTTGTAATTTCCTGTAACTACGTGTTGTCCCCAACTTTGTTTTCCTAATATTCTACTAATATCATACGTGATATTCATTCTCTCAGAATTAGGATCCACACCTCTAACAAGAATAACAATCTCTTGGTTCAAATAATCTTGAACATTTGCCAAACTATAGTACGGTGACCCAGGAACCGCAGTTGGGTTATTCCAAGTACCACTACCTTCATTTGAATACACATATGTCGGTGTTGCCAAGAAACCTGTTTTTAATGAGTTGTTCCAAGCACCGTCCGCCAAATATTGTATGTCACCATAAGTGTAACCTGTTATTACTTGGAAATATTCAATATCAGTGGGGAATTTAACTTGTTTTACACCCGCAGTTTGTGATACCGCGTATGTTGTTATATTATTACCACCAAATTGTGTTGTGGGATCCGCCCAAGTAACGTTAATTGAAGATGTATTGATTGATGTTCCTGTAACCCCCGAATCTTCTAAATCGGTATATGTTTTATTGGGGTTAGGATCTTTTGAGTATTTAGGATCAACAAAGGACATAATCGTTCCCGCTGATAGTGTTTGTAAAGTTCCTGGCTCAACCATAAGAACCATAATATTATCATAGTGGAACTTACCCGCATTACTTGGTAAATCAGGTCTAACAGTTACTTTTATTCTGTTAGGTGCGGGTCCTCCACCTCTATAAGTTACCGCCACATCATAATCATAATACTTTGATTTAGTATTAAATAAGTTTAATCGTTCAGGTAAGTTAACACCATATGACCAAAAACTAACATCAGTACCATCTGACTTTTCAACAATTCCGTATGAACACTTAAATCCTGCACCATCATTTTCCGTACCGTCATAACCACCAAAAACTTGGTTGATTGCCTCTTTTTGATAATCTAACAAATATGTTGGTGCATCATAACCTGACGGCATCATAATGTTTGTTAACGCACTATCTCCCGCGTTTGCAATAAAATCTTGATACTCTATAGATTCTGTATCGTCAACATTAAAACTATTACAATTACAAACTTCACAATCAGGGTAGGACAAGTTAGGTAATGTAATCCCTTGTAATAATTGTTTAGGAATATCCTTTAATTTTAGAGGTTGTGGACAGGTTAAATGAACACCTGGTGTTTTATTAGCCGCTAAACACAAAGATCTTAAGATAAGAACAATCGTCGCTAAAACAGGAAACAATACGATTCTCAATAACGGCCAAACAAAAGATATAATATGAATTACAATAATTAACGGATATAAAATTATAGAAAGTAGTGGTAATAAAATGTTTATTATTGTAAAAAACAAATCAAAGTTTCTAACCGCATCGGTAACAGGAAATTTATAATTTTCACTTTCACACTGAGTACTAGTTATCTCTTTAATACCAATAAATCTACCCCTAACTTGTCCATTTTGATATCCATCCATCAGTTGTGATACCGTATATACTTTATTATATTTGAATAAGTAAAAAGTGTCTTCACAATTTACCGCAGCGTTATAATCATAGTAATCATCCCAATCTAAACTAAATGCATATGATTTTTGAACCGCAGTGTATTGACTACTACCTGATGTATAATAATTAGGATCATCAGTACCACTAGTCCACCCGTGTTCTCTCACATTAGGTACCAAAAAATAAGCACGTTTAGGTCCATCATCTAAATTATTACTTTGTTGCCACTTAACCTTAAACCTATATCTTGAAGATGTTGGAATACCCACTCTCGGGTCGGCACTAATGATCTGTTCACCAAACTCGTTAGTTGTTACATAATCCATATTCATAGGTAAATCCACCAACCAAGTACCATTATCATCAATAACTTTACCGTTATTATCTAATTCAAATGATTCTAAAATGGGTCTTCCGTTACTATCTACTTGGATTGTTTGTCTAACCGTTGAGATGGATCCAGGACCAACCACTAACCCACATAAATCACCACCTTCCGTTGTTGGTTTACAATTCCTTTTTATTTTCCTGTTCTCCGATGTAGAAACCAAAGAACCCATAAAAACTGCAGTAGGTTGTATATTGATATCCGCTTCTTCTCTTAAATCAAAATCAACTCTTTGGATTCTTGTTAAACACAAATCAGGTGACCCCCAAAATGGTTGAACATCAATAACTTTACTTATACTAATAATTTGAGGTAATGTTGTTAAATCTGTGGACGCTTTAAATTGTGATCCATTCACTTGTGCCTCAGTTGCCCTTCCAACACGGATTAAATCTTGAGGTGAAAAAGAAAATGGTCCCATATCACTCAAATCCAAATCCATAAACACAACTTGTTGACCAAGTGGAACACCCATAATCATAAAGTCACCACTTTCATTGGTCTTTACAACAAATCTATAATATTTGTCATATACCTCAATAACCGAACTGTCGGTTAATACATCATTCTCAGTTGGGAATGTTCCAGTTGGAACGTGATTAGTATATGATGATACATAAGGTAATAGATTATATCTATAACCATCTTCATTCTTATCTGTAACACTTTTATATGGATATAATGTAGATATTACGGGATCTTCTTCGTCTTGCTGTGATAGTGGAACAAATACCGATATTTTGGCGTTTGGAACCCCATAACCACCATTAGCAACAACCCTACCAACAACAACACCATAATCAGAACATAGTCGTGAATATACTTCAGATTTAGTTATCTTTAACGATAAAATCTCTAAAAAATCATAGTCCTGTTCTAAATTTACAACAACTTGATTATCGGCTCCGACCTGTGTTCGTATTCTATATGAATTTGACATACTCTTTTTGAATAAATACTTAATTTAGTATTTTCAAAAGATAATATTAAACATATAAAAATAAATCTTACGAGAAACTAACCGTCTTAAAGTCTTTAACCCTAACAGTAATATCTTTATTCGGAAATCTAATTTGATAAATCTGATTTGGTTCAGCAAATAATGTACCGTCAACCTGTTGAATCTCCTTAGTTATGTTATCTATGTATGGTTGTGATGTTTGTGATGAACTATATTCACCGCCCACTTTATTAAACACCGATATGTTTGGAACCGATATAACCCCGTTTTGTTGTTGGATCAACCTTGTTAAGTCAGATATGTAAATATTTTGACCCATCTCTCTAAGAGCAGGACTAAAGAATGTTGATACCTGATCAATAACGTTCGCAATCACGTTACCTCTATTCTGAGACGCATCCAAAACAACTGACACATCAATAGAAACGTCAATAACATTCGCAACATCAATATTAACATAATCATTTATCATTCTATAATTTGATAGATAATTAGCCAAATTAACTTTCAATGTGTTAGATACTTGTTGAGTTAACGCACCGTTATTATCATAAGATAATATCTGTACAATAATTTTATTATTTTGTTCTGTAATTGCAACTTTTGCAGGTGCCCCGAAAGTTGATGGCATCTTTCTAATTAAACTTTCATAGTCGTTAATTGTTACCGCCCTGTTTTGTGATGCAAAGTTAAACCCAACGTAGTTTCTAACTTCATCAACCGTTGGGAAGTTAGATCCTCCAATAGCCGCAGTCACGTTATTACATACCAATGAATTTATAACATTCTGATTTGTTGATTGTGACGGACCTGTAATGTAGAAATCAACCAAACCAAATTGTGTAATCGTATTAACACCTATATTAGATTGTAATCCACCACCAATTCTGTATTGAATGAATAATGTAGTATTTGATTTTAATGCCGAACCTAATGAAAAATTATTTTGATATTTTTGTAAATCTAACGGTGTTCCCAATCTTGTAAACTCACGAAGTTGGTCTTCAGCAGAATTAGTACCACCACCAAAAGTCATCTTCAAAAATCCTTCAGATGTAAATTCTGTTATATATCTATTTTGTGTTTGAATATATCTACCAACTTTGAGACCTGGTTGATCTGAAACTTTTGTTGGATCCTCAACGAAAACCCTATCCTCAGCAAGTGCCGATACTTCATACCATCTACCTTCTAAAGTTAAGAAGTCTTGATTTGAAGGTACATTAACAAAGTTAGTACCATCTCTAACAATAACTGATGATACCCCTAAAACGTTTCTCTCAGGTAAGAATAGTTCAAAGAACGGTCTAACATCAGCCGGTGTAATAACTCTCTTGAAGACCTTCGTAATACCATTTACAACCACTTCCCTTTTGGTAATGGTGTAGTTTATTAAATTATTGTTCGCATCAAAATTAGGTATCTTTAATCTATTCGGATAACCCTCAGCATTAAATGGTGATGAAAAATCACAATCGTTTACCAATTCAAATACCTGCCCCGCACCAACCATTTGACTACCTCTTCTCATAATACCCAAATATCTAACGTCCTCTTTGTCACCAAAAACAGGAACTGTGATAGATATCTCAACCAACGCAACCGATGGTCTATAACCCGGTATTTTTAATCCATAAGTTCTTGCAATATTATAAACCGAAGATCTTTGTTGTGCCGATTGAAGAACAGTTTCCTGAATACTCCTATCAATGTGATAATGTAAATTATCCGCGATCGCTGCGTTCAAATCCATCAAAACGGAAAACGTAGAAGCGTCATTAAAATTCTGAATTAAATCAGGATAATAGGTTTTTGTAAAATTTACAAGTTCATCTCTTAAACCTGCAAAATCCCTTGGGGTGTATGATATCTTTTTAGCCATATAAATTAAATATTGATGATGACAAAGTCGGGTGAATTAAAAACACTATTAGTATTTACATAATCTATCCTAACTTTTGCCGTATATTCTGATACATTTTGATTAGGAAGATACAATTGTTGATTATCAATATTTTCTTGGTTAGAAACTAATTGTGTTTCTTCTTCACCAGTTAGTGCCGTTATTGTTATGTTTGTAATTTTCAAATTCGGTAAATATGCTTCACAACTTTCTCTAATATCAGTTTCAATACCATCAAAAGTCGGACCATCTAAGGGTTCAAAAATATACTCATATAATCTTGTACCAAAATTTGGTAAAAAATATCTACTCCCTTTACGAGTTAATAATAAGTGGATTAAATTTGCACGAATCTCCGCATCCGAATATTCAGTCAAATCCAAATAAGTTCCATTAAATGAATCCCTAAAAGGAAAATTTATTCCGTATGTTCTTCCATTTGCCATATTTTATAAATACAACATATTACAAAAGTATTATTGACCCATCTCCTTTTTTATTTCTTGAACTTTGTCATAGGTTGTTGTAACAACTTTTCTTTTGTTCATCATCTCTTGTCTCGTCTCTTCGTCATAAGGACAATGACGACAACCGGATCCACAACAGGATCCCCGATCCAAATGATACTGTTCAGTGAATACTACTTTTCCACCATCCAGATAATAATGTTTTCCTTCTATAAAT